GTTGGACACCGAGAGCCTCAGCAACTTTGTTTGCAACAACTCGGCGATCCATGTTCACATATTCAATTTCAACACCATATGTACGACTTATTGTTTGTTGCCAGTTTGGGTTCAGAACTTGAAGTCTGACACCGTTCGTATTAAATCTCCGTTGCGCGGCCAAACGACCTGCCTGTGAACGGCGAGCGTTTGGTGCAGTCAATGGTGGCAAGTTGTTAACTCTCGCATGGCGTGAAGCCGAGAGGCGAGCAGTTGACTCGTTGTTGAAGTTGAGAAGTTGGACAATGAATGCCCAAGACTCTCGTTGGTTGACTCGGAGGTTGTAAGCCTCTTGGTCACGATCCACTTGGGTAAGTGGTCTTGCTGGTGAGATTGTCGGCATCTCATTCCTTTCTGTAAGACTCCCTTGCCTTACATATCTGAGTATAGGGGCGAAACTATCCCTAAGTCAAGTCAGACATTTCTATATGAAAAATCTTGCCTTCCTCGACCAGCCTCCTAAACGACCTTGGGGCGACCTTGTAATAGAGGGAAAGCGACCAAGCCCTAGCGTCAGGTTCTACGTCGTTTTCCAGGTGGGAGAAGCCTTTAGCCTTGTTGTGCCGTTGGAGGGCATGACGGAACTCGTGGATCACGGTCACGACCGAGGGCTTGCTCATATGGATGGTGTTGCTCGCCAAATGATAAAAACCGCTTCCAGCTGCGGTGTCCTCAATAATCACAGGCATAGGGATTCCATACGCATTAGAGGCTTTCTGTGTCCATTCCTGCATTTTGATCCATTTCCGGGAATCATTGCAGGCTGACCAGTCCTTCAACATCACCTTTGTCATGGTCAATGTTTCAGGTTTGAAGTGTCGGAACTTCTTGTGGTATCGCATTAGTGGTCGTCACAGTTGCAGTCAGGTTCGCAAAGATTTTGCGCGAACTGTTCGAGTACGGACATTAAAAGCATTTGTTGTTCCTGTTCTTCTTCGGTCATTGGGATAATTCCTCAAGTTCGGCAAGTTCTTCTGCCACTTCTTTCATCAACCTGCGTGATTTGGACAGGGCTTGTGTTGCTTGTTGAGCCTTATCAACCAAGTGTTCAAAGGCTCGCTCAAAAGCATATTCAACGTCGCCATTTTCAAGCGATTGCATAATGTCTTTTAGTTCTCTGTCAACATTTTGCAAATCCCATTTTGCGTGATTTAACTGCATCAAGTATCTTTCTTGCGTTTCCATCATTTCTCCTTTGTTTTAGGCTTATTTCCAACAACTAATGCCATAGGCAACATCACCGACTTCTTCACAGAAGATTTCTGTGTGTTCAGCCTCAATGATTTCGCTACCTTTTGCTTTACCTGAAACCACTTTCCTAATTCGGCGAACTCGGTATGTGTCGTTCCAATCAAGTGTGACTTCAACTGATCGGTTTTGTGCAACTGGAAAAGCGATTCCGATTGGATATCGGTCGCCTTCGCTGTCCGTGTAATAAATGACCGATCCACGACCACCGCTGATTGCCCACACATTCATTTTTCCTATTTGCATCAGCAAGGTTGTGGGATCTAATTCCCTGCCCTCTCGCAAAAGTTTGGTGGTTTTCATTTTTGCTCCTGTTCTTGTTTGTCAAGAAAGCGTTGAGCGTTTGAAACCAATTCTCGTGGTGTGCCACCGATTTCTTTGCATATTTGTTGAATGCGATCAACCGCAGCGTATGACTGTGCTTGGTTGTATTCGTTTTTGAGCATGGCACAAGCCAAACTCATTGCCTCTCGGCCCAGTATTTCTACTTTCGTTTCCATATTTCCCCTTGTCTGTCAGACTCCCTGCCTGACAAGACGAGTATAGGGGCGAAACTATCCCTAGGTCAAGTATTCCTAGATTTGCGCTCGAACATTGGCGTTCAGGGTTCTCAGGGCATCCACCGACGTACGAAGGGAAAGCAATTTCTCTCGTTTTGCCTTGACCAAAGCCTCAGCAATTTTGAACTGGTACATCGTGTCCGACATAGCCAAATCTGCAACTGCCTCCCGGTTACGAATAGAACCATCAGCCTGAAGATATGCCTTCGCCCACATTGCTTTATGTGTTGCCTCGGTTTCAGCTGCCCTCTGAGCAAGAACTTCAAACTCTTCGGTGTTTGATTCCAGGTTGGCAAGAAGACGCATTATCTCTTCTTCTATCTGTCCTTGCGTAATTGGGCCGTTTCTCATTCTTCAGGGTGCTTTCGTAAATCTGCGAATAGTGCTTGATCTGTGACACCACACGAATCAGCGATCTGACGATAAGGGACTCGTTTCTCGCGCAAACGGCGAACCACCTTGCGACGTTGTTTACCTAAGCGAACAACTGACTGCTGGTGTTCTCGCATCATCTGTGTGAGCAAACGACATTTCTCTAAATCGTCTTGCTCGCTTTCGTGCTGAATGGCATCATCGTTTATGACAATTTGTGGTTCCATAACCCCTCCGACCTCGTTGGGCCGATTATAGGGGGGTAGTGTTACGCCTCTAGCGAGCGATAATAAGCATCACCTTTGGGTGTGATCTTGCAGATCCGTTGCAGTTCACCTGCCGTAGATTTAGCGAAATCCCCTGTTGGAATGATGTAGCCCATTGCTCGTAGTTCTGAGCAACGCTTCCAGTAACAGCAACGAGGCTTGAATGCCAGCCCTGTGAAAGTTCCAACTTCCTCATCGGTGAATCCTCGACCCGAAGCGAATGCTTTGAGAATGATCAACTGTTGCGATGGTGAGCGTTTGCTTGCACCTTTTGCTGCTTTCTTGCTTGTGATTGGATCGGAGTTTCTGAAGAGTGGAATGATTGTTGCATTCACTTCTTCTTTCTTTCCTCCCAGCCCATTAGAGGGGTGAAATAGTTGTCCCTGTTCCCGGTTCATAAAGTTCTCCTTCAACTTTGATGGTGATTTTGTTTTCCTTTTGTCTTGATGGCGCATGAAACGAGATCGTTGTTACATGATCTCCTGTGTCATCAGGAAACAAATTAGCATCTACCATCCCGTCAATCGCTGCTTTTACTGCTGGCATACAAGCTGCGGTGTCCTGTAACCGCCCCTTCAATTCAAGTGTCACTTCGACTGTCGCATCGGTCAGGGTGATACTTGGGCTTAAGGCAGCGAAATGCTCTCTCCACATTTTCGTATTCTTGGCACGTTCCCAACGATTGCCTGCTCGTTCAGCGTTCACAGTCCAGGGTCGCATCCACACTTCAAACAGAAACACCTGCCTGTAACCGTGCGTTGATTGGGTTACCTGTGATTCCATTGACCAAGACTACTTTTCAGGTTTGCGTAGCAAGCCTTTACTCATCGCCTCAGCAGGGTTCGCATGAACATATTGGTGACATGCCGTACACAAAGCCAAAAGGTTTGAAGGATCGTGGCCGCCACCTTGGGAACGCCGTAAAACATGATGCACGGCTTCTGCTTGCCCAGTACAAACATCTAGCCGGGCTTCGCATACCCCTTGGCATCTCTCTGCAACGATCTTGCGCGACTTCACTAAAGCCCCATCGGTTTTCACACGTCGCTTTATTGGCTTGCGTTTGATTGGTTTCTGCGACCGTTTTAACGGTGTTCGCTTCAGAGGCTTTTTAGGCTTCAAGTTCGAGAGTGGCTTTCCCATGCTCCAACGCATCATTGGCGTTAGACACCAGCTCCTTCAAAGTTTCCCTATCAAGCGACTTCGCCATGCTGTCGTACATTTTTAAGAAGTTTGACCGCAACACATCCACATTCTCTGACATACATATGTCTCGCCACCCAATAGCCTTCACCACAGCCTTTGTAGTCGCATGAGAGAACTCAGGAACGCCTCTCTGACCCTTTTCCCCCACCTGCCTCAAAACCTCCTGCCAAGCCACTCCTGGGGCTGGAGAAACAGCCCCTGAGATACGGCCAACGGTGTTCAAGATCTGAGCCGGGGAAGGAAAGAACTCACACTCACGGACAAGTTCCTTAGCAGCCACCATCACATCCGAGGCTGGCAAAGCACTCAGAACATCATGGAAAACTATCGCCGTTTGCTTCGTGACCTTCGCATTAGGAAAAGCCGCAGCCAAATAACCCAAAACCTCTGCTGTTTCATGTTTGTTCACGACTCCTCCAAGAAATCTCGAATACCGTCAAATCCACGTGGCTCATTCTGCTGTTTTTCCCTCTGTGCTTGCAAACGCATCGTGTCGTACTTCGCCCTCAGTTTCCCTGGCGACAAGATGTTCGCCTTCCAAAAATCGTTTTGTTGCGACCAGCGGATACAGGCATCTACCTGCTGATAAGTACGCCCATCAAGGCGCATAATCTTTTCCATGTCGTGAACCCACTTCTCGGTGATGTTCGGCGATTTAGAACCATTTAGAACTATCAAGCTTGAGAGCAAGTGGCAAAGCCGTGAGGCTTCTGACATGTTTTCTTTGTACGGTTCATTTACGGTTATGTACGGTTTGGGTGCATCTCCCGCACCCCGTTCTGTCGTCAAATGCACCTCGTTCGGTATGACATGCACCCCGTTGGTGTCGTCATATGCACCTCGTTCATCAACGACCTGCTCCTCCTGCACCTCGTTACGAAGCCCCAAAGCCAAGTTCCAACCCTGAGGTCGGCGATCATGTCGAGGAATATAAGCTGCAACAATGCGAGGATCGCATCGGTAAATGACCCCGATTTCCTCCAACTCATCCAGTTTCAGCCTGATCGTGCGTTCAGACAGCAACGTGTACCGCTGGATCGTGCCAACGGAAGGGAAAGCAGCCGTGCCATCAGGGCGAGCATGATTGGCAAGAGCAAGCAAAACTAACTTTTGGGTAGGCGACTTACACGGTGCATGATTTAACGCCCACGAGTACGCCTCAACACTCACAAAAACCCATATCTAAAGCCTTTTCAGAAAAACATAGAGCGAAATCTAGTGCGAAATTAAGTGCGAAATAAAGAGCCGAGACTGATGAATCCGACAAACATCAGCCCCGGCTCACTTCCAACGAATTACCTTCCGATCAAAAAGGTTCTTCGTCAGGAAGAATCTCAACGATTGGCTGAGGGTTCATCAACGAATCAATGACCTGTGAAGCCTCTCGACTGTTCATATCTTTTGCGGTAGTCAACGCATGGCCGACAATACCAGCACAGTAAGCAACAACGTCGCTTATCTGATTGTCCTTCGCCAGTTTGTTGATCAGGAATACCTGCTTCTCTGAAACAGGGTTACCAGGTGATGCTTGCTTGGCCGCAGGGCGCGCGACAGACGCATTAGAAGCCTGTTGAGGCTGTGCAGGGGCATTTACTACCGTTGCTCCCGGAAACGACTTAGTGATCGTCTGAACGCTCACACCACCACTACTGCTGTCCTGCTTAGACCATAAATTGAGCGCAATTCCATAACGCATCGAGCCGTTGCGTAATAGATCGCCGATGAGTTCCTTCTCATAATCGGCCTTATCTGCCCTTGCCGAACCAACACAAATCATGGTTTTACCCAGCAAAGTCATTTTGCCCCACATCGTTGCCATACCGTTTTCAATGTGAATGGCAGGTCGCCCATTAATCCACTCAATCGGTTCCCACGACCACATCGCATCCACCGAAATAAGAATGCGCGTAATTTCCGAGTGTGATACGTAGGACAGATTTACGCCATTACGAGGGATAGTCCCCACGATCTTTGGATCGGGTGACGCATACTCCTCAAGCACAGCCCTTAACAGTTGATTGTTCAATTCCTCACTCATTCTTTTCCTCCGTTCAACATCCGCATCGTGCGGAATGGGTTTCCTTGTTTCATATATTGCTTAACTAAATCAGGATGAGCCTCTTTCAAGGCTTTCGTATCCAAACTTTCACGCCCTGCCATTTGTTTCCAAGAAACTACAGGTCGCCCATGCAAAACCCCAACCTCAGCATTTTGCAACAGTCGAGCCAACGCATCCTTCGCCTGCTTTTCTTGTGCCTCGCCCTGAGCCTTTAACTCACGACCAACTTCAAGCAACTGCAAAAAGGTTTCAGCCTCATCAGGTAAATCAATCGTTGTCTTGGACGCAGGAAACATTGAAGCAATGTCATCAGCACTCAACTCCTGAATCAAATCATCAGACAAAGGCTCTTTGTTGTCAATCATTTTGCCAATACGTTCTGCTTCAGCATCAATCGCATCAGCCAAACCATTATCAAACGGCATCTCAATGACCGAGAAGTTCTGTCGCTTATCAAATACACCGAAGAACACAGGACACCCAACGATCTTGGATTGCATATGACCTTGAGCAACCCACTCCTGAGGCAAATCAGAAGCCGAATTGACCGTGTATTTACCAGTCACCTTGATTTCGCCAATGAACTCAGGTTGTTCAACCGAAGCAGCTGGAACAGCATCAAGTGAACCAACCCATCGACCACCTGTATAAACGACTTCCGGGGTGATCAAAGAAACACCAAGCCGTAAACCCATCTCCTCAACAAGCAAAGGCTCCATGATGTTGCCCTTACGCATCGCCCAACTTTCCTCCACCACAACAGGCGAAGTCAGTTTCTCCATATACAACTGTGCGCGACTCTTGTAAGGGCTAACCCCCATCAGGGCAGCCGAATCAGAGTAACCAAAAACGGCTTCCCCATCTTCTCCTCTGAACCTGTCCCAAAGCCATTCCGCTGAACCGTGTTTGTGTTTTAGTTTTGTTTTCATATCTCCCTATTCTCCTCTAGGGGTGTAACAGAGTTAAAGCTGCTCCACCTGCCATATTTGTTTTGCGACCCACTTTGCTACTGGGGTAGCAACTCCATTCCCAATCTGCTTATAGCGATGAGTATCGGACTGAATAGAACCATCAGCCTTATACAGCGTATGGTCTATTTCCCATCCCATCAGTAACTCGCATTCTGAAGGCGTAAGCCGCCTAACTGCCATCTGTGGCTCACCATCATGCAACTGAATATGAGGCTCGTTATCTCCACGCTTAGATTCCGCTCGAAGAGTAGGAACAGTTCCTTCCCAAACACCACCACCTAAACGAACCATCGTTCCAGGTTGAAAGACTGTTGGCTCTTCAACAGGCTGTGCCACAAAATCGCTACTGTCACGACCAACCCTCAACGAACGGTGAATCCCTGAATCATCAAGTTTTTGGTTGTATCCGTCATACACCACAGGCTCAGTAATAAACATTTGTGCGTGATGAGACTGAGGGCTTGGCCGCAGACCAGTCAACGCATTAGCCGTGTCCAATTCGGTAGCAGAGAAAGTGTTTGCCTTTGCATCCTCACGAATTGAATAAGCAACCGAAGGTGATTGTTGGCTTGCCTTTAAGGTTGGTGAAATATCCTCAGTAACGTTCGCATTAGAACCAAACTGTGTATCAAAAGCCAAAGGCACAGCAACCATCGGCGTGTTACCGCCTCCAGTACCCATCTTTGCTGACAAGGTTTGAGTAACACCATCGTTGGCTATCCGCGCGCCATCACGGTAAGAGTTCTCAAACAGGACAGTCGCATCCTCAACAATGGCAATGCCACCTTGATTCAAGCTTGGATCAGGTTTCCATGTATCCAAAGTCTTCGCCACATCAACTTCGTTAACACCGCTATCCGGGTTAGAGGACTTCATGGAATTAGACGAAAGAGAATCAAACGCATAGACAGTCTGTTCAACAACGATCTGACCTTCTTGCGCTTCTTCCGTGTTTACACCTTTGTGTCCACGTGCCTTCAAAGTACCGATTGGATCTACTTCAATGATTGCTGTAGTTGTTCGAGTGTCACCAATATCAAACGCATTCAATGTTGGAGCTACCTGCCCATCAATCCAAGTCTCATCATCTGTAGCAGATTGCGCCCTGCGAGACTTCACATACAACGAAGGTTCATCCTCAACAACGACATGACCTGCATCAGCATCCTGATTAACTACTGTTCCGTGATGGTAGAGGCTTGCTCCGATGGCGTTGACAATTGCGCCCTCATCTCCAACGCTTTCTGTAAGCGTTCGGGAAGCACTTTTCCTCTTCGGTTTGCCCTTCTCAAAATGCCCTGGCAAGCTTTCGGAGACAGGTAATAACGGGTCGGGACACTTTGCGGCGGTTGCAGAATCCCAGCAAGAGATGAGGAAAACGCGTCTTCTGCGTTGGGGGATTCCGAAAAACTGTGCATCCAGCAAAGCGTATTCGCTGAGATACGCCCCTGCTTGCCCCATTTCATTGATGACCGTTGCGAAATCTCTTCCATTGTTTGAAGAGAGGGCTCCTGCGACGTTTTCCCAAACTGTCCATCGGGGAAAAGTTCCATTTGTGACATGACGCATCTCCTTAATAATTCGTATTGCTTCGTGAAATAAACCTGATCTTGAACCTTCTAGCCCAGCGCGCTTTCCAGCGACCGACAAATCTTGGCACGGACTTCCAAAAATGATTACATCAACAGGAGGAAGTTCAGCCCCTGAAACAGTTGAAATGTCACCCCATTTGGGTACATCAGGCCAATGCTTATTCAAAACACTTTGACAATGTTTGTCCCACTCAACCTGAAACTTGCATTCCATATAAGGTTCAAAACCCATATCGAATCCACCCACGCCTGCGAAGAGGCTGCCGAACGTTAGTTGTTTCATAACTTCCTCCCAAAAGGTTTTCTTACACTAACCATGCACTCAACCTAAGTCAAGGATCATGTCAAAAGTTTTGTTTCCTTAATCATTGCTACCGGGATCGCTAACAGGTGATCATACGCATCATCATCATTGAACGACTGTGCAAGAACCACGTGTTCAGGTTTGCCATCCTCAATCATCCAGCCCACAGACTGCACCACACAAGGCTCTTCCGAAATCGGCAAAGCTATCCATGTTTCAGAGATCGCATGAGCATCATGCCAAGTCACCACAACTATTGGATGTTTCATAACACCGCCATATCTGACCAGCCTTTAGGGTCATGTTTGCCGACAAGGAAAGTCAAAGTACCAGGCGTACTCCAATTCCCTGTCATATCTGTGTACCACTTAGAACCACCATCGTTGGAAGGACATTGGAAGCGATACCAAGGCCCAAAATCTTGTACCTGAAGGTGATGCCTGTGCGCTGTAACCCAAATATCAGGCTCACGACCTTCCTCACGCAAAATCCTGATTGACTGACCGCGCAACCATTCCACCTCTTTACCGCTGATCTTGTGACCGTGCGTAAAAGCAACCTTCACCCCGGATAACTCCGATGTAGTCACGAACTCGTCATGTGGGATAGTCCAACGCATGTTCTCTATCTCAGGCCGCCCATCCAACACCCTTTGCAGAGCATCAGTAAGGAAACCGCCAGCATTATCCGAATCCGAGGTAACCGCCTTACCGTTCCTTCGCATCCACTCGCCATGATTACACAGCACCGAAATGAACTCCGACCGTTCAGCAAGAGGGGCTAACTGACGTACACCTTGCGCCCAAAGGTCAAGAGCCAATAGCAGTTGCTGGCGTTGAGTCAACTCGACAGTAAATAACTGGCTGGAATAGTTACCATCACAACCCTCAACAGGGTCACCCATATTGACGATGGCAATGTTCTCAATGTTGCGACCAAGCTTACGAAGCTCCTTGACACGAGCAACAGTCGCCTCAACACCATCCAAAATACGCTCAATTGCGCCCTCTGTGCCACCGCCAGCAGATTTACCGATCTGCTGATCAGCCCAACAGACAACCAAAGTAGAACCAACAGCAGGGCTTTCCACGACAGATCGTGCGATTGGCTTCCACTTGGCCACATACTTCCGAATCTCATCAATCTCCGCATCAGGCAACGCATTCACGCTCTTCCTACGGAACTTCGCTCGATACGAATACAACCAAATCAGGTCACGGTCACCGTTCTCAAGGCGTTTAGACGACTGCCATTTAGACATACGAACCGTGTCATCAGCAACCTCAAACACATCAGGATCAAGCCCAAAAGACCTTAAAACGCTATTCCAATCACCATTCAGCTGCGTAGGCAAAGCCCCGGTGGACAACTCGCCGCCATCTAATTCGACCGTTGCCCATGCTTTCGCATCAGGGTTCGGTTGTGCAGCTTCTAACTCATCAAGAAACTTTGACATTATTTTTCCACCTTGAAATACCACTACGCGACACTTCGTACCCCATCTTCCCTAAAGCCTTAACTATCGCCCCAGCAGAAACCTTTGGGTCGTGTATCGCATCAACAAGATCCTGATATGACTCAGGCTCCATCAATTCCTTTAACCGATCTTCCGTACTTATTGAACCGTTGCTTTCAAGTGCATCCTTGAAACGCATCATCTCAGCCATAAATCTCTCCCCAGGATTGGTTGAGGGAAACCTTACATCACACCTTTTGCGTGGTCGGTGATATGGCTATCAATCTTAGATTCCACACGTTCCATGCCATCAGCAAGACGATCAAGTGAACTCACAACCATCGCATGATCTTCCTTGTTTTCGCCCCTAAGAACTATAAGAAGCGTAGTAATGATCCCGCCAATAGCAGTAAGGAGGGCTGCGACAACCGCTCCCCAATCCATCTCACGCTCCAACCGTCTTTGATGCAACAAACTCGGCTACAGCCGGGGTTGGAACATCAACAACCATGCGAAGGTGCCAAGGCTCCTCAGGGAGAACTTCCCACGAGAAACCAAACTTAGCCACATTTACCTTCATCCAGTTAAGGATCTTGCCATTCGCATTAGCCACATCAACAGCAATGCCGAGCATGTGACGCGAACATTTCGTTGGATCATCTTCCGGGGCGGCCAAAGGAGCCATACCTGGCTTCAAAAACCATTTCTTGCCCTGATAGGTGCGTGTTTTGCCAGTACCCGTATCGGTTTGGCTGTAGCGAGTAAGAAATCCTTTTAGTTGGGTTTCAATACTTCGATATGTGTCGCCTGCTGACGTCGGTTTAAGGACAATACCTTCAGCCTTAGCTGCAGCAACCATCGCCTCCCAAGCGTCTGCACAGCACTTCTCCAACATTCCACCGCCATCAACCTTGCGGAGCATGTCCTTAGTGATTTGGGATGGTTTCTTGCCCTTTACATGGGAACAGTATTTGATGGGTGTAACGAACATTTCGGTCATTGTGCTTCCTCTTCAATCGCATCAGCAGATCCGCGCTTTCCCCCGGTGCTAATCATCAAACCAGCCAAAGTGCCAGTAATAAAGGTTGCGACAGAGGATAAAACGCCAAAAAACATCTTGTCGTTCTCGGCCTGAACCCCAATTGGCTGCGTCACGAAAACCAACGCATACAAAATAAAGGAGGTGGTGATCAACAAAACACCGCCAAGAATGCAACCGACAACAAACTTCAGTCGAGCATCCAACTCTTCAGGGGTTAAACGGGTCTTTTTCATGGCAAAACAATCGTTTCTTCAGTAATGGTTTCATTTGGGTCAAAGCCAATAATGTCCGACGTACAAGTACCTGACACCTTGCATTGAGGTTCTACACATTCCGGGGCTTCCCAGTTGGCAGGGTCTTGGCATTCATAACGGTAACCACCGTCATAACCACACCCCGCCAACACGAGAAAAGCCACCAAAACGAGCTTTCGCATTAACTACTTAGCAGCCTTTTTAGCGACAGCTTTCTTCGCTACAACCTTCTTTGCAGGGGCTTTAGCAACTACTGGAGCAGCTTCAAGAGCCTTAGTTGCCACCTGGATCAACAGGGCTGTGTTCTTGTCACCGATTTTGGTGGACAGAACCGACAAACCTGCGGCTACTGCTGGCAAAAGAACTGCAATCAGTTCCGGGGCAAGATCCACCTTGGCTGCAACATAGGTGAGAACACCTAAAGCAAGACCTTTAACGGCGGCATCTGCGTGAGCGGTTTCTAGTTTATTCATTTTCATCCTTCTTTAGAGCGGCACCAACGAGATGAATCGCTGTACCAATGAGTGTTATCCATATTCCCCAAGTACGGGTACTGCCTGAAAGGGTGATTAGGACTAGCCCAGTTCCACAAGTCGTCAACACGAGTCCGTGTATCTCACCGAGAAACTTTTGCACTATTGCTCCTAAACCGATCCTGAGTTAGGCACCATGATAAACGGCCCTAAACAGGCAATCGCATAGATAAGGGTTTAGACCCTGCCTCGCCTAGAAACCACTACTGGAGCAGAAATAAGCACACCCGTACCTGCCACAACCACACGTCGAGTACCAACATCAATCACAGAACCAAGCGGGTAATAGCCATCAAACACCCCACCAAACACATTGATTTCTTCCTGAAACGCATCACGAACAGCCACAGGAGCCTCCTGAACCGCCGCCGTAATCTCCTCACCATTCTCGGCAGTCAAAGCCCCCTCATCAACAGAACCAAACACCTCGGTTGCCTGATCCCCGGATACCGACTCCAGCACCTTCGCGCTAGAAACCAGTTCAACAGCTTGCTCAGAAGGAACACCGCCCTCCTGACCGATAACCAAATCCACAACCTGAGCCACCTGATCGTTGGTAATCGCATCAGAACTCAACACGTTGACCACCTCAGCAAAGCGTTCCTGGGTCAAAGGCGTATCTAATACCGCTGTAAAAGTCTCTACCAAAACCTCATCAGAGATCTGCTCATCAAAGATCGCATTCAACACCGTATTGAACTCCTCGGTTGACAAAGGCTGACTCAACAACTCTGTAGCCAACTCAATAGTCGCCTCATCCGACAAATCTGAGTCGAACACGCCCTCCAAAACTGTTGCCAGTTCACGTGCCGAAAGATCGGCTTCCACCAAACTCTCTAAAGCAGCCGACATAACCTCGACAGTCGCATCCTCCGTAAACACAGCATCCACAACACTTTCCAGCTGCGCGACCGTAACATCGCTTGTCAAAATCGTGTCAATAGCAGCCGACACCTCTTCAGCAGAAGCATCCGGGGTAAACGAATCTTCAATGATCGCATCAAGGACAGCATCGGTAATCGGCTCAGAAGGCAACAAGTCCTCCAACTGTGGCCCAACCTCAGGCAATAGTTCCTCAACCAAATTGTTATCCTCAACCAAATTGTTATCCTCAACCAATGGCACATCTTCTATGGTCGTTGGTAACTCAATCGGTTGATCTATCTCAACTGGTGTTTCTGTGGTTAAAGGAAGATCCTCTTGGGGTAATGGCATTTCTATGGGTTCTTCGACTATTGTGGTTGTCGTTCCAGTCGGAACAAAAACGGTCGTGGGAGGCGTAGATGGAATGGTGGGGATGGTTGTTGGTGTCACCGATGTGGTGGTTGTTTCTTCTAACGTTGTGGTCGTTTGTGGCTGAGAAGAAGAAGAAGAGGAAGAACTAGATGAGGTGGTTTGGGGGGCTGATGTTGTTGTTTGTGGTTCTGCCGTTGTGGTGGTTGGGGCGAGAGTCGTAGATGTTGTCGTTGTTGTCGTTGTTGTCGTTGTTGTCGTTGTTGAAGTTGTTGTGGTTGTTGTCGGTGGCAGGGTTGTCGTTGTTGTTGTCGTTGTTGTCGTTGTGGTTGTGGGCAGACTTGAAGGGGTCGTGGTACTGGAAGAAGAAGTTGTAGGCACAGCAGTCCAAAGCGACAAATCGCTAATCGTCAAATGCCCAGGCTGACAACAAGTATCTGTTGAATACTGCCTAAAAGTAAAAACATCCCCCTCAATAACAGGGATTGACAACGAACCAGTCGCATAGTTCTCTTGAGTCAACATCACATACTGCCCATTAACCGCATACTGTGGTGGGTCATACCAAGCACCATCATTCGTTTGGTAAAGCCACGTGAAATCAACCGTATTAACCCCTTCCGGGATCAACGACTCAATCTTCACCCAATGAGAAGCACCACTACAACCAGCCATATCAGGGCCATGCAATGTGATCGCATCACCATCAACCTCAATAGAACCCGAAGCAGCACAAGACTGGCTGTAAGTCCAATTACCTAACGCATCAGCCTTAGCGCGACTAACAGGCGATAACAATGCCAAAAGGCAGACGGGAACAATAACTAGCCACGAGCGTAAACGCCACACGGCTTACCAAACAGCAAGAATGGTGGTGGCAGTCGTTCCAGTCGAATACACACGAGTAGCCCGAATAGGCAACAAAGTCCCGGCAGCAACACCAGCAAAAGTGACCGTACCCGAATCCTGCATGTTGACCTTCAAAGTACCTGTACCACCAACATAAACACCACGAGTCACATAAGTGAGATCATTCGTATCGTGAGGGGTGACAGCAACCGCACTCGTATATGGGTCGCTAGTTAAAGAACGTTGGCGTGAAAAAGCATCTGTAGCAGGCATAGCCGTATTCTCGCATACGACTCATCGTTTGTCTAGCAGTTACGGAACATCATCAAATAGCACCATTTCAGAATAATCCTGCACAGCCTCATCAACCATGAGATCAAAAGCAATGGTGATTCTCTCCGAATCTCCTCGATGCTCAGACGTGTAATGGGGGATGTTGTGTTGAAAGAAAGTCAACTTCCCAGCGACATTTGGGCTTTCGTAAGCTGCTGGCTCATTTATCTGATTGATTGGATTCACATAAAAGGTTGAAGTTTCCGTGCATTGAACGCATACATGGCCACCTAAATAGGCATAGCGACTTATATTGTGCAGGTGAATCTTGATTTGCTCCCCATCCCGGATCACATTTAGCCAACCCCTAATCCAAACTTTCCTGCGATCCATTTTCAATTGATTTATTAAAGCCAAATACTGCTCTTTTATTTCGGCAAGCAATTCTTGAATAACTGGATCTTCCCACTTAAAAATGTTATAGAAACGATGCAGAGCAGTCATACTCGTGCGGCCTAAACCAGTAAAACCATCTAAAATGGCGAATGGATATTCGTAATCCAAACGTTCAAGAGGATAATTCCCAAGATATTCAGTTTCTTTTGAAAGACAAATATCTTTCAGTTCCAACAAGTTTGTTTTAACAACTTGGCTTTCAACAATCAGATACTCGTATTCCGGGGCAAAAGGTGTTGCTTTAGGCTCACTTTTGAACAGAACTATCTGCATGGTTGAGTTAAATCAAGCAAAACATTTATATTCAATACTCGCCTCGTATTACATATTCGAGGGAGTTCGGCTGAATGCAAATTGTTCGTTGGAAATATGATTATCGCATTAGGGATAGGGCTTTGTTCAAAAAATACTGTTTGGTGATCCTGTTCAAAAAATACAGTATTACCATCTGATTCATCAAGATAAAGAATTGCCGTATAACGTTTCAAAGTGACAGTTTCAAGGTCTAAGAATCCATCGTGATGAATCCAACGCAATTTCCAGTTAGCAGCTTCTTCGCTAGCACCATGATTTAATGTCAAATTAGCGTGAAATGTTGGTGTGCTATGCAACTTGTATCCAACAGCGTCTGCTATCGCCCAAGGGATAGTCGCATACAAATCGTAATGAGGGGTATTTGGTTTATCAGCCAAAGTAATAGCATGACGAAAACCAAGCCTGCTTGTATCGTTGCTGTTTTCTAAACCATAAACGGTGTCTTGAAATAGATACCAGGCAAAATGTGTGCCATCAACATTTTTTTGTATTTCTTGGAAATGATTTTGTCCTAAGAAATGTTCCCTAAAAATAAAGTCTTTAGGTAACTGGTATTTCAGGCTCGACCCATTCTCGTTTGTCATTATCCCAACACATCCCATATCTTGGTTGAGGAACTGGCGGTTGCCAGTTGCCTTCTTCGTCTAACACCCAATCGTTATATTCACAGTAGTTTATGAACATATCGCGCTCGGCATCATACCGACCACCAATCATCGCATAACGTGTCCGAATGTTGTTGTTATAGCTTGTTTGAACCCAATTGTTATGGCCGAAAATACTTTCCAAAAAGGCGATACCGACCGCCTCGGATTCTTTTCCTTTTTTATCCAAACAATCTTCATCGTTGACAACTAAAACACGTAAAACGATATTGTTTTCATCTATCTCTGCAAAATGTGCCATTATGAAATCACCAAGTTTGCTGTTCCAGTAAATGTTCTTGAAGTATATGAACCATACGTGTTCGTTGTTCCACCGCTAATTGTGTATCCAGTAGCAGCTGAAGTCAGGTAACGAACAACAACAATGCCCTGGTATCCAGCAGCACCTGAGTTAGCGTTGTAGTTAACACCACCGCCGCCGCCGCCGCCATAATAGGTTGCGTTAGACCCTGATCCAAGGTTGAATTGGCAACCGTTTCCACCGCCATAAACACCTAAAGCGGTACCAGCGTTAATGTTTGATTGGTTTTGAACTGATCCACCACCACCACCAGCGAACTGTTCGTTGCCACCAGTTCGATACGCATTCGTAGCACCCGTACCACCGTTTCCAGGCGAACAAGGGTTACCGCTCGTTCCGTTTCCACCGTTGCCGAAAGCACCTGCGCCGCCGCCGCCTGATCCGCTACCCGAACCACCCGAATAACCGCTTCCTGAGTTTCCACCAGCAGCGATAGAAGCTCCACCCAGACCAGCACCACCAGTTAATGTGCTAAAAGAAGTGCCACTTGATACAGCAAAGGTTGATGCAGCTCCCGGAGGGCCTGATGCAGTTTGGGCACCAGCACCACCTCCACCGCCAACCGTTGCAACATATGTTCCAGCACCCAACGACAATGTTCCAGTCGAAGTGCCGCCGCCGCCACCGCCGCCACCACCCTGAGGGAAGTAACCGCCTGCGCCACCTGCGCCACCACCG